GACGCTTTTCATCTATGTACTAATGTTATTTAATTTAGGAACAATTGGTCAATAAAATTGAGGATAGTTAAGATTAACGTAACTATCACATCAGAATATATTCCTTTCGATACTACTTTATTTCAGCATAGCATCAACTATGTACTCCCGTTCGCACTGGAGGCTCTTTATAGTAGTCCCTGTCAGGAATTGACACTAAGAAACACAAAACGCTCACATTTATATCTAATATTAAGAAGAATAAATTTTGGCTTTCGCCCCAAACGCTTGTTTACCCCACTATGAATAATACAATTAAAGAGGAAAACAAGAGCAAAAGCGAACACACAAGCGAAGATCTGAATAAGATCCAGGAACAAATTAAGTTCCTACTTCAAGATGTTGAACCATTACATCTCTATACACCCCAGAGTTTTACTAGCCTATCTACTTATTTAGGTTTGCATAATCATTTGCGAAAACAACTCTCCGATGTAGCTATGTCCAAGATAGAAGGACTTGTTGCTTTATTTGGTGCACTTATGCACACAAATTCTGCTACTGGCTTTATTAGCGTACTTACCCTGTATGCTAAAACCCATAACCAACAATCTCTCATTACCCAATTATCCACGATAGCTAAACAGCTTTTCAAGGATTATTCACCACAATCTTCAGAACGTCCTAAATGGCTTTCTGAATTATCTTCAACGCTCACTAACTGGAAGTTAATCACCAACTCACCTTCCTTTGCCAAAATCTCTAGAGTACTATCTCTTCTTGTAACATTAGGAGTTACAGATAGTGTCTCCATATCCTTAGGCAATTTTGAAATTTTTGCCGTCGAAGCAATGGCCAAACAAGCCACTGCTTTTGATCTCGTTGACGCTCTTATTGAAACCGTCACTTATTTCGCCGAGGGAGCTTATCAATGCTTCCTTACTGGTTCAATCCGACCCCTTCTTTTTAATTCGTCACAACTAGTCGAATTAGAAGAACAATTTGTCACTCTCAATACCCAATGGGAGTTCGCCCGTAATGGTAATCTCCAAAAGTTTGCCGGCATTGACGAAGCTACATTTGACAAAAACCTTACTGATACTGTTGAAACATATCATTCTCTTTTCAAAACTATGCCTAATGGCACTGAGAAGAAAATTGTTATGCAGAAATGGGAATCTTTATCCAAGCTCAAGGCAGATTTTACTTCAATTAGAGTCTGTGGTGGTCTCCGAAAATCTCCCTATACTGTAAAGATTTTTGGTTCTTCAGGAGTTGGAAAATCTACCTTTGCTGATTTAACTATGGCTGCTGTTCTAAAAGCCATTGGCGCACCTGCCACTTCAGAATATATTGTTACTTTAGATGAAAAAGACAAATACATGTCTTCTTATAAATCATATATTACTGGTATCAAACTTGATGATTATGGAAATTCTAAAGCTGATTTCTGGGAGACTGCTCCCTCAGATTGGATTATTAAAATTTGTAATAATATTCGTCAAGCTGCTATCATGGCAGATTTGGCCAACAAAGGGAAAATTACTATTGAACCACGTTGTTTAACCATAACAACAAATGTCAAGCATCTTCATGCTGGAGTCACCTCATATAATCCTATGTCTATTCTTAGGCGCGCACATTGTCATGTAACATTGCGTGTGCGTCCTGAATTTATGACAGATAATATGTTAGATTCCGATAAAGTTATTGACAAATTTGGTACATTGTCAACCATTAATGACATTTGGCTTATAGATATTGACAAACCTGTAGGCGAT